GAGGCGCTCTTCCGATTGCACGAAATTGCCAACCGGGACACAGCCGTCAAGGTGACAGTGCGCGCGGACGACCTACGCGCACTTCTCGCAGCCCGCGCAAGTCTCGCTGCAAGCGCGGGGCAGGCGAAGCCGATAGGGTACCTCAGTAAATCGTCGTTGCGCTGCCTTGAACATAACGCAGTGGCAGCAATATCCCCTGAAGGGATGCGCGATGCAGAAGAAGACATTCCCGTGCACCTCGCCGCCCCGATGACCGCCTACCAGACGGAATGCACGTATGCGCTGATTGGACGGCAGCTAATTTCAAGCGGTCTTTACGACCGCATGACTGACGCCGACAGCGATATCGAGGCCGCAGGATTGATCAGCGAGTTGGTTTCTGTAGTCGATCCTATCTTGAGCGCCAAATATGAGCGCCATAATGCCGCCCCGACGCCAGCAGCAGCGCAGGACAAGAAACGTGAATGCTGCCCCCATGGAATTCATTGGGACAACGCTTGTGGAGCATGTACCCCGCCGCGCGGTACGAAAGTGCTAGCATCCGAGGACGAGCGCGGGGCGTTTGACTTGCTATTGAACGAGTTCGCGGCAACACAGCGCGAGCTTGCAGTAAAAGGCGAGGCGTGCTCTATGCGTGTTATTGAGCATTCGAACAAACTGCGTGCGCAGATTATGGCCCGCGCGACAGCATCGCCAGGGGTGAGCGCGGCGGCGCGGGATATGTTGGCAAAGAGTTTCATCGAGCGACTTGCAGAGCATTCTTTTCGAACTCGCGACCCGCTGTATTGTTGGGAGAAGTTGAGGGAGTTTCAGGCCGAGGCAAAACGTCTGCTCGCCGAAATCGAGCGCCTTGATAGAGCGGAGGGAAAATCGTGAGAACTATCGGTATTGTGTTTGGGGGACTATTGTTACTACCTTTTTGGGTTATTGCGAGCATTATCCTAGGGGAAGACGTTTTCGAATGGATCGAGCGCAGGCATAGGAAGCGCGACGCAGCGAAGGGAGGCGGTGATGCTGAGTGAAAAGCTTATCACGGAGCTCGCGCACAAGCATTACGCGATATACCAGGAATGGCAGATCGACTTGCACGAGTACACCCGCGCCATCGAAAAAGCCGCGCGCGAAGAGGCGATACGGGAGTGTGCAGATTGGTATTCTGAATGTGGATGGAGACTTGATGAAGATGAAGTACCAATCGCTATCCGCGCGCTGCTGAAGGAGGAATCGTGAGCTTTGCCGCACACCCCCACTTCAACGAAGACGCGCTGCTCAATGCGGCATTCGCGCTCGTCGCTACGTTGGCTGACTGCCGGTACACGTCTGCGCAGATCAAAACAGCGCTGCACCCTGAAATGATCGATGCCTACCTTGCGGTGCATGACAAGCGTGACGCCCAACGCTACGGGAGAGCGCAGAAATGACGACGAACCACGAAGAGCTTTGCAAGAGGCTGCGCAGATGCCATGAATTGCTCGCGCCTGCTCCGCATCTTCCATCCGCCTGCACAGAAGCCGCCGATCTGATCGAAGCCCAGGCTGCGCGCATCCAACAGCAAGCGCTAGAAAACATCACACTGTTCGATCAGTGCTCTGAGGCATTGAAGTGGGTGAAGGCACTCGAAGCCGAAAACAAGCGCGACCGCCTCGAATTCCGCGCCGATTGCGAACGGCAGGCAGAGGAAGAGGTGAAGCTTAGGAAGCGGATTGCTGACCTCGAAGCGCAGATCGGGGCTACGTAACACATGAAACTCTATTCAACTACCGATGTCGAGAAGTCCGTACGCCGCGCGCTGCGTGACTTTACCCACGTGGTTTTGAACCGCGGCTATACGGTATTGAAGCCCGTATTCTTCAACACTGGCAAGCTAGCGGACCTACCTGTGTACCAGTATGCGAGTTGGATACGCGAAACTGCTAGTCAATTCAATAAGTGGCATGATAAAGGCGGTGTGCTGATTTCTCAGGATACGCACGAAGGTTATGCATGCGATGTTACGGTAATGGTCGAGTGCCCTTATTCAATGGATCGCTTACAACGTGTCCACAAGGCTAACGAAGAGTACGGCGTGATCCCGTTGCCCGTTTCTTGGCGCACGCACGAGGAGTGTGTAGACACGCGATTTCCTGAGGCAGATCTGCTGAAACTGATTTGGACCATATCCCGTGGGCAAGCGTGGACAGACTCCGAACTAGCGTCCGAAATTGGCCTATCGGTAGCTCAGGTTCAGTACATGAAAAAGCCTCTCAACCCCCGAAAGATGGTCGCGATTGAGAAACGACTTTCGCCTGACGAGTTCCATTTACAAGACGCCTGGAAGTGGCTCGAAGGCGGTACACATTCCGCCCAAGCGATTCACGAGTCTGGGTTTAAAAAGCAGATCGAGGAAATGGGAAAGCTAGGTTACGTCAACCTGCGCAAGTATCACGCATTTTCGATGGAAGAACCTGATTGGGATCGTCTTAACAGATATCGTGAAACGGCTCTTCAAGATCTGGCAGCAGTTCGACAATTGGTTGAGTCGCTTCCCGCTCATCCGCCAGTGTGATAACAGTCTGACGAATTTCTTTGATACGGGGGGCATTCTTATGGTAGAGGGCATTCAGTTCAGCGAGGGCGTTCTCGTTTTCACCGCTTTTACTGACCTGCCCGATGCTTCCGCGCAACGCGAGGGCGGCATCGAGCTTGACTTTAGCCAAAGCGGCGGAATCACCGAAGTCCATTGTTGCCAGCTTGTGAACTTCATTAATACCGTCGATCGCATAGCTGCGGCTAAGTTCGAGAATTTTGTTTTCGAACTGCTCTGCACTCACACGACTATACGCCGGGTCAAGCTTCACCTGCTCCGCCGATGCGGCGAAAGCCTGTAGCTCGGCGCTTCGCCGAATGTACTGATCTAGCTCACGAACGGTACAATCTAGTGAGCACGCAGCGGCGAACAGATCGCCGCGGTTTTCCACGAGAGCCGTCCGGATGCTGTTCTCATTGATCAGACCGGACTTACGGGCGCGGCTTGTCATTTTTTAGCCTTCGGAATCTTGGCGCCTGACTTTCGCGCTTGATTCAAAGCGATAGCTACGGCTTGTTTCTGCGGCTTTCCGTGCTTCATCTCGGTTTTGATGTTTTTCGAAACAGTTTCTTTCGATTTACCTTTCTTGAGCGGCATGACACCTCCTAGTATGAAAGACCGAGGCCGTACCCCAGCCGTTGAAGTTCCGGAAGCTGCTTTTTCAAACGACCCGCACCGATATCCGTCCTGTAAAACGGGCTGTTGGGTATCTTCACCTTTTTCACTGCACTGTAAGCACTGCGGCGAGCGCCTGTTATCGTCTCCCCGGTACCCGTGGCGACAAGCACATAATCGCCCGCGGTAACCAGCCCGGGAATATTTACAACCTTCCCGTTGACTTCACGGGGTGCTTCACCAATCATGACTTCGGACCAGTGGATATGCTCAAGATCTTCCGCGCCATATATTGGAATACCGCACAATTCTTTGTTCGTTATCTTGGAGTACGGAAAATCAGGCAGAGCCATAAGCACGGAGATGCAGACGGTATCCAGTTTGCATTTCATCGTGTCGCGCCCGTTGAGCTTGTCCAACATCCACCGAGCCTGATCGCCCTCAATCAATGCGGTAAGGTTGTGGCGGATAGGCCAACCGTCACGCATGGTCCATTCGAGGGGGTAGGGGGTTCCGTCGTGCGTTATCATGCAGTTCACATCGACGTAGCCGACGTATCCCACGCGGTGGAGATGGTCAGTAGCCGGCTTGAGAACCTGATCAGCGAGTTTCGACTTGCGGACGATACGAACAGTGGTGCCCATTTCGCCCGTATTAACGCCCAGGTCGCCGTTCATCAGCTTCTTGTTCTCCCAGTTCTCCACCCAGTACTTGGACCATCCATCCGGACCGAACCATCCTCCGACAGCCATTTCCATGCCATCGATCTTCTCTTGCAGAATAAATCCTTCCTCTTTGGCCGCCTTGACGTATTTCGGTACTGTTTTCCAACGCTCCAGCATGTAGACCATGTCTGCCGCTGAGTTAGCTACGTAAGACATGGCCCGCTCGCCATCGCCAGACGGCTTAGACACGAAAGGCTTTCCGTGTTTCTTCACGTACGAAATAGCGGAATCGTAATCGTGAAATGTCTTACCAGGGATGATAGGCATTCCACATTCTTCCATCACTTTCTGACCAACCCCGCGATCTAGCTCCCATTCCACGGCTGCAAGGTTGCACCCGAAAATAGGGTACCCTATCCGCCGGTATGGTTCTAAAAGGTCAAGATAGCAAACGTTGTCAGGGGTATATATCAGATCCGCCCATCCGATCCATTTTTTACGAAGCTCGCTAAAGTCTCGAATCTTATGAATAAGCCCCTCGCCCGCGCGCCGATCTGTGCCATCTGATCGCGGCTTGTCGTACCACTTCACTTCGTGGCCCTGCATCTGCCACCGCATGCACAGATCAAGAGCGTTCGAACCCACGTCGATCACTAGAATTTTCATACAGCATCTGCTATAGTTAGTCGTAACTTCCTGAGAGGCTAACCGTGAAAACTTTCCTCGGTCTTACATTCTGGCTTTCTTTTATCGTCGGTGATATCTGGTATCTGATATCGCACTTCTCCGGCTTGCCGTTCTGGTCGCCGTTTTTGTTGATCATGGTGCTGTTGGGGGTATTCCCGGTGGCGCAGCGATCATCCTCTCAGTAATAGAGGGGCCGAACCGATTGTACGCGTTCGCAGCAGCGTAAGGCAACGCAACGCCCGCTAGCGCAGCCGGTAACGCGCCCGTGGCTGCGGCCCCTCCCGCCGCGCCTGCTACAGCGCCGCCGATAG